AGCAGCGCCTTCGGTTACACCATCAACTAGAACAATCTTGCAGTTAGGTGCAATCAGGTTTAGAAGATATTTCAGATTGTATTTTTCGTAATGCTCTTGCTGACAGATAAAGATATAATTGGCTTCAATATTCAGATTCTCAACAACAACCTGAATCATAGGCTTTCCGCGAACTTCAATTAAAGGCTTTGGGAAAGTATAACCAGCCTGAGCAAACCGACTACCAGCACCAGCCATAGGAATAAGAACATTCAGCTTATTATCTCTCCAAGGAAGAGATTTGTTTCCTTTACCTTCAATTGTATTCATAAGATCTTTAATCCTTTGTTGCATAAATTCAGAATTAACTTCTTTGGCATTTTCTACAGCCAGAAGATGCGCGCCTGAATCAAGAGCGCCTTGTCTGCCAATATGACTATCTTCGATAATGATTGTATCTTTTGGAAGAGCATTAAGCGCAATCATACATTTCCAATACATTTCAGGATACGGCTTTGATCTAGTTACATCCTCATTAGAAACATAATAATCAACATACTCTAAAACACCAATAGCCATAAGAGCGAGCTTCACAGTTTCTCTAATAGAATTAGAAGCTACAGCAATCTTATATCCTTGATGCTTAATCCAGAGGAACATATTTCTAAGAAAATGTTCTTCACCAAATTGCTTAATAAGCTCAAATGTTGCCGTCTGTTTGTGTTCCCAAACATAATCATATTTGTCTACAGGCAATCCTTTACGCTCAGTAAGCATTTTCAACTTACGAGTTGTAGACAATCCATCGTATGTACTAAGATGTTCTTCTCGTGAAATTACGTACTTTGGATCAACTGACGACAACGCCTCATTGAGTGCATGATAATGTAGATCTCTTGATTCAATTAATACACCGTCAAGATCAAAGATAATCAGTTTATGCATTACATACCTCTAAAATATCATCTACAGTATTTGAGATAGAATGATTTTGTACAAGATAATCACGATTAATATTCATTTCTGTATCGTGAACACCTTGGAAATTTATCATATAATCTAATAGCTGTTGATCATTATCATAAACAAAACCATAATCAGACAACAGTTTAGCGCCAGCAATATTACGAGCAGCCCAAGGAGTTCTATTCGCCATAGATTCTAATATAACCAGACCAAACCCTTCTGAATGCGAATTCATAATATAAAGATCAGCCTCAGAAATAGCAGAAAGAACATCTTCTCTAGAATCTAGCATAATAGATTTTACTCTATAGCTGTTTGGTGGCTGCATACCATTTCTGTTATCATATCCTGTAAGTACCAGAGTCACATCATCACGATTAAGACGATTGAATACTTCTATAAGCTCTGGCATAGCTTTATTAGGCCAGAACCCGCCGCAAGACAAGAACATATATTTTGTTGTGATATTATACTTTTCTCTAAACCCTGGAGAACCCATAGAGTTGCGAATATCAATTCCGTGAGAAACCTGAACGCCTTTATATGCAGAATTCTTTGCGTATAAGAAATCCCAATCTTCATGGGTAGAACAACCAATATAAGGAATATTCTCTAAAGCAAAATCATGTATTGGGGCTTCTTTAGGGAGAATAATTAGGAACAATATTGGTGAGGGGATTTTAGCGCAGTTACTAAGAACAAAGTCTTGAACACCTACTGTAGCACCATGAACTACAATAAGGTCCCATTTTTCCAATAATACATTTGCATCGCTGGTTACTCGAACGCCATTTAATTCGCCTTGATGCTCTCCAGCAAAAACAGCAGCAATGTGGCCTCGACGAAGGGTTTCTTCAGCCATATCTCGAACATAATTTTCTGAACCACCGGGAAACGGTGCATAACGGTGTACAACATATAGAATTCTTTTCATTATAATTTCCAATCCGGCACTCTATCATACTGATGAACTATATAGTATTTTTCTCCAGAGCTAGTATATACGGCTCCGTCTTTGTATACTGGCTCAGGTCCGAGCAAATTCTCTCTAAAGTAATCAATCTTTCTAGGATCACCAGTAGTTCCTAGCTGACAAGCCCATCCGGAATCATGACTAACAAAGTCAATAGCATCTTTAAATGGCTGAGTTTGGATCATCACATTATATACGGCTTGATCAACAATAGGAATTGGTCTGTTTACGCCATTAACAAAAATGTTAAATACCAAATCCTTGATATATTCAGATTCACCAGCAAGAACACCAACGTTATAGATTTCATTAAACTTGAAATTTTCGTAGATGTATGGACCATAAGTTTCCATCAAATTTTGATTACCCCATGGTTCATCTTTATATTTCATAGATTCAGAAGCAGCAATTAAAGACTTTCTAGGATCCATATAATTGACAATCCACTCAAAGGGATTGCGCTGGAAAATTACATCTCTAACATCAGTGGTAACTACGTACTTGTAGTTTGTATATCGAGTTTTGAGAAACTCATAAATGCAGATAAACCGAAGAACGTGAACAGGAATATTATCAGCAATTGGCATATCAATCAGAATAAATCCCATAGAGATCAGCTTATCCTGAGTTTCCTGAGAAGTTTTCCCTATTGCCATTACTTTGTCAGTATTAGAATCAGCAACCGCACAAACTGATTCTACCCACCGTTGCACTTGAGGATATTCATATCCTGAAAATCCACCAATGATAAGATTCTTTTTCATTTAATTCTCCAGAAAATAATGCCCCCGAAGCCGAAACTCCGAGGGCATTTACGTAGTTCCGATAGTATAACCTATCAGAAGCGGACAGTAACAGTACCAGCTACGCCGTTCTTCTTAGTAGCGCCAAAATCAGTGTGGTTAAACTGAGCGCCAACCGAGAAAGGACCAAAAACGTTTACGTCAAGACCAGTGGTAAGACGCAGACCTTCAAGGTTATGCGCTCCAAGAGCGCGAAGATTATCATAACCAGCACCAACATAAGCCAGAGCATGATCATTCAGCTTTGCACCAACACGAGCGCCGACATTGATATTAGTACGGTCAAACACATTGTCAAGACCAGCCTCAATTCCAGCAGTCACAGGACCGAGAACCTTTACGTCGTAACCAGCCTCAATACCGTAGGTGAAAGAACGGTTGGAAGGAATAGCAGTAATGTCCTGATAACCAACCGAGGCAGTCGCGCGAGGACCAGTAAAAGTATCGGCCATGGCGGGAGTAGCAGCAGCAAGAGCAGCTGCGGTAAGTGCATAGAAAACAGTCTTCATAGTATTTTCACTTTCTTTATTGTTAACAAAAAGTGCTCAGACTTTCACTGGCTGTCCGTTAAGGTCTTTAGGTTCCCAATCAATCTTCGCTCTGCGAATCTTTACAGCTATACCTACAACGCTCTAACTTCTTTATGCATTCAACCAAGCTAAAATATCTTCTTTTTTGGTTGAATATTTTCCATATTTCTGGACCATTGAAAGAATTCTAGGAACTATGTAACAAATAAATTTGCCTTCGTTCTCTGGTTTTCTTTTTTGTTCAACAGATTTATATGGGATTCCCTCTATATATGCTCTAGCAAGGAAAGTAGCTCGATTTTCGTTTCTCACTTCAAACTTTCTGTGATTAACGATAGAGTTATACTGTTCAGTAACATGAGCAGACGATTGCTGATGTTTCAATAACCAGCGTTGCTGCTTTAACAGTTTAGCTTCTTCGAACTTAATAACTTTTGCTTCTAGGCTGAGGTGTTTTGATTTAATCTTAAGTGCAATAGACATATGTAATTCCTTTTGTTTAATAGTTGGGTTATTGGTAAACTACAACAAAAGGTGGATCTCTTGATTTAGAGTTCTATACGTTATTACTCATATTACATCTCCTTAGAATGGTGACGCTAATGGGAATCGAACCCATATCAAGCAGGTTAGAATTGCCTGCATTACCATCATGCTCTAGCGTCATATACTTATATATGTCAAATATTGGTCGGGAAGACAGGACTCGAACCTGCAACCCCCTGCTCCCAAAGCAGGTGCGCTACCACTTGCGCCACTTCCCGACTGGATGCCCCGCTTGGATTCGAACCAAGATTAACGCCTTCAAAGGGCGTGGTCCTACCATTAGACGAAAGGGCATTAAAAATTGGCGGACAGGGTGAGATTCGAACTCACGGAACCCGTTAAGGTTCGCTGGTTTTCAAGACCAGAGCCATAAACCACTCGGCCACCTGTCCGTTGGTGCGGATGGAGAGGATCGAACTCTCACCTTCTGGTTGGAAGCCAGACACGCACCCCAGTACGCCACACCCGCATAGTCACTTATTTATACTACTTTTCCGAATCAGAGTCAAGTTCTTTTAATGTAGCGTTGACACAATCCATTAAAGCTGTTTGTATACCAAGTCTAAGAAAAAAATCGTACTCTAGAGGACTGATATCCTCAAAGATAACAGTAGCACTACCATCAGCATTATCTTCAATACTAGCGACTCGCATAATGCACCTTTCTGATTAAGAATCACAAGGTAATTATGCTATATTACAGGCAACAAGTCAACACTTATTTTGAAAAAATTTGATGATCGTTTGTTTCTTTTGGCGCGCGAACATATATATAGCGCAAAATCAGAACAGGGAAAGAAAAATGACATCAAAGATCTATAAAGCAACACACGTAGTAACGTTAGCAGTCACTTTGGCTCTACTATACGAATTTCTAGGATCTCTTCTAGCTACGTAACAAAGAGAGACTTCGTTCTCTTTTTTATTAGCATAAATAGTGTAACTTCACTAAGAACGTTTATGAAATGAATGAAACCGAAAAGAAATTATTCGAAAAACTATCCAAACTTCTAGGACCAGAAGCTGCAGAAGCTGAATTCAAGCGCATTGATGAAGAAACAGCTAAACGCAAAAAAGAAAAACAATTCCTAGCTAGTTTTGAAGAAGCCCTTCTAAACCCAAAACCAAAAAAGATTATAGAAGAAAAAGAATCAGAAGCTCTACATAATGCTCTTATTGAGTCTTGCGATGAGTTCATAGAACCAATAATACTTGAAGAAAAGCCAGCTGCTATTCCTCTTGGTGCACAGCCTTTGCCACAGCTTCCTGAAAAAGATTTCGTGACAAAAGCAGTTAAGTCTTTATCAAAATTATCAAGAAACGAATATAATGATAAAGTAAATGAAACTCCAGAATCTATACGTAAAGAGATAGATCTGATGAAAAAGACTATTACCGACTTACATAGATTTGCAAGAAACGCATCGGGTATGGGTGGTGGCGGTGAAGTCAATCTTCGCTATCTAGATGACATCAATAAGTCAACTTTTGTCAATAACTATTTTCTAAGTTACAGTTCAACTAGCAATAACTTTTTGTTCGCTAATGTTACAACTGCGGTTGATTGGTTACACATACCTTCAAGTATAATTCCCGATGTTTCACTAGCCCATTCTCTAGGAAACAACACCAATCGTTGGGAATCTTTGTGGATTGGTTCTAACTCTATCACTTTCTCTGATACTCTTGGTGGACCTGACCAAGTTCTATCTCTCGCGAATCAAGTATTCTATATCACACAAGGTTCAGGATCTAACTCCACATTTAACGCAAACGCTGGCTTCAATGCTGGTGGTGTTATTCTACAGAACTATACCATCGGACTAGCTAATGCCCAACACGACTTTACTATCGGTTCTCCTGGTGATGGTGGGTGTATTCTGATCAATAGATCATTATATGTAGGCAATACCTCAGCTAATTTATATGAGTTTTCTACTAATACCACATCTACGCTTATTTCTACACCAACAACTATTTCCAATACATTAACTATATACGGAAACACGTTAGCAAACAATATTACGCTTGAAGCAAATGCAGGCATTACTTTCTCTGATAACACCACACAAAGTACTGCATACAAAGCACCAAATGTACGAATTGATGCCGCTATATCGAATAGTGTGTTAATTGACTTTGCTTCTGATAATATTATTCATGTGCATACTAATGCGGGAACATTGACTGCTAACATTCAGAATCTAAGTTCAGGTGCTGGTAGATCAATTGAATTATTCATTTTTAATAATATTGGTGGTACTCAACAGTTCAATCA